TCCCTGGTCTCATTGATCACTTCTAGCAACGGCGAACCGATGTCGAAGGTTCTGGCAAGGCCAGTTCTTCGACGTCGGGGCGGCGTAACACTAAGGAAAACAAAATGACACCAGGAATGGGCGCAGTAATAGGAGGCGGCATAGGCGCACTCGGTAACATCATCGGTGGATGGTTCGGCTCAAAAGGACAAGCGTCAGCAAACGCGGCTAATCTTCAGATTGCCCGCGAACAAATGGCGTTTCAGGAACGTATGTCTGGAACGGCGTACCAACGCGCAGCGAAAGACCTCAAGGCCGCGGGTCTAAACCGCGTCCTCGCCTTGGGTAACTCTGCGAGCACACCACCCGGCGCTAGCGCCACAATGCAAAACGAAGGCGCAGCCAAACAAGCCGCAGCTATCCAGATCGGCAACATCGCATCCGCAACAGCACTGAACTACGCGACAGCGCACCTCAAAACAAAACAGGCCGAAGCGCTCGGGATTCCCGCCTCGATTGGCGAGGGCGGCGGCGACGTAATCGACGAATTTAAGACCGGCGCAAAAACTATGATCCCTTGGATGATCAAGGGAGTCGGCCATCTTAAAAACGAGGGAATGAAATTCCTCGACAAACTTAAAACGCAAACCAGCTCGTCGGCAAAACAGCCGAAAATTTCCGCAATGGAAATGCTTGAAATGAACTACGCCGAACAGAATATGGTTCGGCCAAAGGATCGCGCACGCGTAACGGTCGATATGGTTCGCAAGAATCTCGACCTGAACACAAAAGACATGACCGATGAACAAATCGCTCAATACATAATCGACAACCCGGAACGGGTACAAAGGATGCTCAAAAGATGGCGGATGCAAAACCTAAACTAAAGAAGCGGCCACACGCTATCAGCTTCACTCAACCCAGTTTGACTAGGCAATCGTTCAAAGACGAATGCGACGTGAATCAAATCGTCAAACGCTATACCGAAACCGGAATGATTAATCACATCCCGAGGACAACCCCACAATACGGCGATGCCCCGGAAGGGGATCTCTTACAGGCCGCGATAGTAAACGCGGACATCGCTTCGCAAATCGAGGCGGGAGACCTCGATATGGACGCGCTAGGCGCGTCCGAACCGGAAGCGGAACCAACGCCCGAACCGGACCCCGAAAAGGCCGAAGAGGCCTCTCAGGCGCCGTCAGGCGACCCGTCAAGCACGACCAAAGAAAGTGCTTGACGGGCAGATTATCCTCTTGTATATAATCTGCTAGGTGACAAAGGGGCGACACCCCAACAGTCACCGCACAAACAAACAACAGCACGGAGTGCACAAAATGAGACGTTCCAAAATGAAAAAGCGCAAATCACGCAGACTGTTCTCAAAGACAGCGAGCAAAGTCCATCAAAAAAATATTCCATCTGGACGAGTAATGCGCGGCGGAATCCGTCTCTAAAACAAAAAAAGGCCCGGAACTCGACCCAGTTCCGGACCTAAAAGGCAGAAACAAATCATGGCTTGTCTCTACCCTAAACCAGCTTACCTTAGCTCCGAAGGTAAAGTCACATTTGTACGACATGAAAAGGCTCTTGGCCGTAACGGCTTTATCCATATTCGCTGCGGGATGTGTAATGGTTGCAAAGCAGACCATGCCAGGGACTGGGCCATCCGCTGCTATCACGAATCACAAATGCATCATGTCTCGTGCTTCGTTACTCTCACCTATGACGAAACGCACCTCCCGGCCTGCGGCTCTCTCGACAAACGCGATCTGCAACTGTTCTGGAAAAACCTCAGAGCAAAATTAGGCGTACCTATACGATATTTTGCAGCCGGGGAATATGGGACCCGGAAAGGTCGTCCTCACTACCATGCAATTATTTTCGGATGGATGCCTTCGAAACGCTATCCCGTTGACATCTCCGAAAAAGGACACATTCAATATACCCACCCGATCCTTCAGGACGCGTGGCAAAAACGCGGTCGAATAGTCTTCACGGACTTCGACCCGTCATGCGCCCGTTACGTGGCGCACTACACGGCAGACAAACTAAAGTCTTATGCTGCCGATTCAATCGACCCAGAAACAGGACTACGACCCTATGAAAAACTCGACATACAAACCGGCGAAATATGGCAACTATGCCCGGAGTTCCAAGTGTCATCCCTCAAGCCAGCGATTGGACTACGTTGGCTTGAATCTAACTATCGCGAGGTCTTTCCAGCTGACTCAGTGGTCATGGATGGCAAAGAGTATCCGCCGCCTCGCTTCTACTACAAATGGCTCAAAGACAATCAACCGGACCTCTGGGCCGAAGTCAAAGCCAAACGTCTTAAAGCAAACGCTGAACTACCTTACGAAAAAGGCCTTCGCCTTCACCAAAAAGCAAACGCAGTAAACGCACGACTAACCAAGTACAAACGACCAACACATACAAAGGAACAAAAATGATTCACAATGTATTCACAATCTACGACGCGAAAGCGGAAGCGTACCTTCCTCCCTTCATCTTGCCGAAGACATCAATGGCAAAACGCACGTTCTCAGATTGCGTAAATTCAAAAGATCATCAATTCGGTGCTCATCCAGAGGACTACACGCTCTTCACAATCGGCACTTTCGACGACGAAACGGCCCAGTACAATCTCTTATTGACACCCGAATCTCTTGGACTCGGAATTGAGTACGTGGTAAAAGAACCCGATACACAGCAACTTGACATGATCGGGGACACAAATGGCGCGGAAATACGGGAAATCAAAGGGTAATCACACGTTCTCACAAGTACCTAAGGCGCAAATACCCCGGTCATCGTTTGACCGTTCATCCAGCCTAAAAACTGCGTTCGACGCCGGGCTACTTATTCCGATCTTCGTTGACGAAGCGCTTCCCGGCGATACTTTCAACCTGCGGGCCTCCCTTTTCGGGAGGCTCGCAACTCCAATCAAGCCTCTTCTTGACAACCTGTATCTTGAGACGTTTTGGTTTTTCGTGCCAAATCGGCTCACGTGGGAAAACTGGGAAAAGTTCTGCGGTGCACAAGACAATCCCGCAGACTCTGTCGACTATTCCATACCGACGGATACGATCAATTGCCCGGAAGGTTCCGTCGGGGATTATATGGGTATCCCAATTGGGAGTTCTCTACCCGGAGTTAACGTGTTACCCGGGCGCGCCTATAACTTGATCTGGAACGAGTGGTTTCGTGATCAAAATCTACAAGACTCTAAAGTAGTCGATACAGGCGACGGCCATTCAACGAATGTTCTTAATGGCTCTCCGCTTCGGCGTGGTAAACGCCATGATTATTTCACGTCGGCGCTTCCGTGGCCGCAGAAAGGCGACCCGGTTACGGTCCCACTCGGTGCTAGCGCGCCGGTAATCTCCGACCCGGATACAGATGGGCAGCCGACGTTTAATGTCGGTACTGCATCCGGCGCTCTTTATTCGGAAAATGGTCAAGATACTGTCCATTGGGGGAGTGCCGGCTCTGGTACTACACCGGCCGCATGGAATGACCCCAAACTGGTCGCCGACCTTTCCGAAGCTACTGGCTTCACTATCAATCAACTTCGACAGTCGTTCCAAATTCAACGCTTACTCGAGCGCGATGCGCGCGGCGGTACACGTTACGTTGAAGTCTTAAAATCTCATTTCGGAGTGACCTCACCAGACGCAAGACTTCAGCGCCCTGAATTTCTTGGCGGCTCTTCGCAAATGATCTCTGTCGCACCGATCCCTCAGCAATCTCCCTCCGACATCGCTGTCGATCTCACCCCGCAGGGTAATCTGGCGGGTATGGGAGTTGTCCAAGGTAAAGCTGGATTTACGAAGTCGTTCGTGGAACATGGTTACGTTATCGGTCTCGCGAACGTGCGGGCCGATCTTACCTACCAACAGGGACTCAACCGCATGTGGTCCCGCTCTACACGGTTCGATTTCTTCTGGCCTGCGTTGTCCCATCTGGGAGAGCAGGCAATCCTCAACAAGGAACTCTTCGCTCAGGGAACAGCCGAAGACGACAACGTGTTCGGCTATCAGGAATCGTGGGGCGAATACCGTTATAAACCGTCCCAAGTTGCAGGCACCATGCGTTCTACGGCTGCCGCTCCCCTCGATGTTTGGCACTTAGCGCAAGACTTCGAGAACCTACCTACTCTCTCCGCAGAATTTATCGAGGACAATCCACCAATTGACCGCGTAATAGCGGTCCAAACCGAACCTCACCTTCTTCTCGATGGGTATTTCAAACTCAGGTGCGCCCGTCCAATGCCGCTCTACGGCGTGCCGGGTCTCATTGATCACTTCTAGCAACGGCGAACCGATGTCGAAGGTTCTGGCAAGGCCAGTTCTTCGACGTCGGG